GTGTTTACCAGAGTTAAGAATGATTTTAGTGTTGGCTGGTTGTTGGGATATTTACCGGCAAAAGAATATTTTGAAGTTGCAAACTTTATGGAGAAGGGTACAATCGACCCTTCAAATGGATGGAAAGTGTCTAAGGACTGTTACAACATTCCTATAGACGAACTGAGGAATATCAATGAGCTTATCACAGAAAATATTGATTCTTGACATAGAAACTGACGGACTTAAACCTACAGTTATTTGGTGTTGTGCAACGAGTGCAGGGGATGTGTTTTTAGACGCTGAGTCATTTAATACAATGCTTGCGGGTCTGGACAAGGATACAGCTTTAGTAGCACATAACGGGATAGCTTACGACTTTCCTGTGCTGACTGAGCTGTGGGGTTCAGACCTAACTCAATTCAAAAAACTAGATACGCTGGTACTGTCCAGACTATCGGAACCGTCCCGTGAAGGAGGCCACAGCCTAAAGAATTGGGGTGTTATTTGTGGATTCCCAAAGGGTGACTACAACGACTGGTCGCACCTGAATGCAGAAATGATTGCTTACTGTAAACAGGACGTAGCTGTCAACTTAGAAGTCTACAAACGATTAACCAAGGATTTAGGCAGGTTCACCGCAGAGTCAATTGAATTAGAACATGAAGTACAGACAATCATTGCCCAACAGATCAAGAATGGTTGGTTGTTGGACGAGCGTTATGCCTACGAACTATTAGCGACATTGAAGGAGAAGATATATGAACTTGAAAGAGAAGTGCATGCAGTGTTTCTACCATTGCCAACTTACATATCTACGGTTACGCCAAAGATTAAAAAAGACGGAACTCCCAGTATCGTTGGTCTTAAGTTTTTCGGAGATAGTTGGGTTGATGTTGGGAACTGCTTTAGTCGCGTGGATTATCCAGTCTTTAATTTAGGATCAAGACAACAGATAGCCAGACACCTACAGCATTTTGGTTGGAAGCCTACGGCACTGACTGACGCAGGTATTAAACGTTTAGAACTGATAGAAGAAAACCCACATACCCGTGACGTTGAATTAGCCGCCTTTGAACTTGACAAGAAATTAGGCAAGTACATTAAGGTTGATGAGACTATACTGGAAAGCGTTCAGGACATACCACAGGCACAGCTAATAGCTGAGTACCTGATGGTTCAAAAGCGTATAGCTCAGATCAGCAGTTGGGTGGACGCAGTCGAGGAAGACGGCAGGGTTCACGGTTACGTCAACAGCAATGGTGCCGTTACCGGTAGAATGACCCACAGCAGTCCTAATATGGCTCAGGTGACCAGCAATGGCTCGCCTTACGGTGTAGAAAGCCGTAGCTGTTGGACGGTTGCAGGTGGTTATTCTTTGGTTGGTTGTGACGCCAGTGGCCTTGAGCTTAGGATGCTGGCTCATTACATGAATGACGAAGCGTACACCGCTGAGATATTGAACGGTGACATACACACAGCCAATATGAATGCTGCTGGGTTGACCAATCGTTCACAGGCTAAGACATTTATCTACGCTTTCCTGTACGGCGCAGGTGACGCTAAAATAGGGTCTATAGTCGGTGGCGGTTCCAGAGAAGGTTCAGCATTAAAGGCTAAGTTTTTGGAGAATACACCTGCATTGGCTGCGTTGAGGACAGGCATAGAACGCAAGGCTGCTGTTGGGTTTCTACGGGGCTTGGACGGGCGTTGTATTAGTATTAGATCAAGCCATGCAGCCCTAAATTCCTTGTTACAGGGTGCCGGGGCCATCGTAATGAAGAAGGCCTTGACTTTACTGGATAAACACGCTAAAATTAAGGGTATAAGGTACAGGTTTGTTGGTAATATCCACGATGAGATACAGACTGAAGTAGAAACAGCCAAGGCTGATGTGTTCGGTGCCCTTGCCGTACAGTGTATACAGGAAGCCGGTAAGCATTTTAACTTAAACTGTCCATTGGACGGTGAATACAAGGTAGGAAAGACATGGGCACAAACACACTAGTAGAAGATATTTATAAAGTAGTATCAACTAAAGAAATAGGGAGTAACGTAGACCTTGATGACGCCATTGAAGTATTCGGTGAGAACATTAAAAAGCTTATGCGAGCTGAATTTGAAGATAATAAGAAGACTGACAACAGAAAGCTTAGACTGTCTATCGTCGGTAGGACAGACAAGTACCTCTGGAACGTATACAACAGTACAGAAAAAGAAGAAATCTCCCCAAACACCTACATTAAATTCCTATACGGACACCTCATCGAAGAGCTACTCCTGTTTCTTACAAAAGCAGCAGGACATGAAGTAACCTGCGAGCAGAAGGTGTGCCATGTTGCCGGTATCAGGGGCAGCATGGACTGTAAAATAGACGGTGTGGTGACTGACGTTAAGTCAACCAGTACATTTGGGTTTAAGAAGTTCAAGGACGGAACCCTAGCGGAAGACGATCCATTTGGTTATATAGGTCAGATTAAAGCCTACGCTCATTCAGAAAAAGAAACCAAATACGGTTGGCTTGCAATGGACAAGCAGAACGGACACCTGACTTATTTACTTTACGACGAAAAAGACACTGAACACCCAATGTACAAACACTTGAACTACGACATCGTAGATCGGGTCGAACACATAAAAAAGTTAGTGGCTGGCCCAGAACCGGAGAAGTATTGCTACCAGCCAGTACCGGAAGGCAAGTCAGGAAACTTAAAGCTGTCTGTAGGTTGTTCTTATTGTCAATTCAAAGAGCATTGCTATCCAAATTTAAGAACCTTTGCCTACGCGAGTGGCCCTAGATTCTTAGTTAAAGTGGTCAACGAACCAAGGGTTCAGGAGTCAATACCGGATGAATTCTAAACGGCCAGCTAAGAATAAAAAGAATGGCCGTTATAGATCAGGGCTTGAAAAGAAGTTTGCTGAAGCGTTACCAAGGAAGTTCATGGACTATGAGCCATTTGATGTCCCATACGTGACGTACAGAAACTACAAACCTGATTTTGTCTATAAAGATTCAATACTGATAGAATGCAAAGGGTTTTTCAGGGAAGGCGACACACAGAAGTACAAGGCCATACGCGACACAATGGCTGAAGAATATGCAGAATTGATATTTGTATTGTCTGATCCACATAAAAAAGTTAGAAAAGGTGCCAAATTAACAATGGGACAGTGGTGTACTAAGGAAGGTTTTAAACACTTTACACTTGAAACAACGAACGAGCTAATAGAATATGTCACTAACATTTGCTGAACTAAAAGAAAGAATCATTCAGGAGTACGACCCGGACTTACTGTGTGATGTCTTACAAGTCACTACTGAAGAATTAGTAATTGCACTTGAAGACAAGATACTGGACAATATTTTTATTTTTGAGGAGTTGGACGACGACGATGAGTAAATTAAACGATGTACTGGAAGAAGAATGGGACTCATGTAACAGGTCTAGTCTTCGACAGACTGAATTAACTTTTGGTGAACATACTTCAGTCAGGGCTGTAGACAAACAAATTGGAGGTTCTCATTACAAGGACATGGCTATCCAGCCAGTAGATTTTATTAGGAAAAATAATCTTGGATTTTGTGAAGGTAATATAGTAAAGTACGTTTGTAGGTATCAGAATAAAGGCGGTGTACAAGACCTACAGAAAGCAAAACATTACTTAGAACTAATCCTTGAGGATTTAACATGAAAGTTATTGAAGGTGGATTCGGCAAAAAGGCAAAGAAAGAACCCGAAACAGTCCGGTTAAACCCAAAGGAAGTATTTGAACGGTTAGCGTCAGAAGAAACATTGGAAGACTTTGACAGTGCATTTGGGTTCGCTATGAGGGAAGACGGTTTGTCTGTCTTTGCTACCAACCTGACTGTACATGAAGTATACATGCAGTTAGACATATTAAAAGATTACTTGAGGAACCAGTACGATGAATTTTAATGAATACCAAGCAGTGGCTGAATCATTTGCAAACTACGAGCATGTGTTCTATCCACACGCCAGTCTAATGATTGAGGCTGCTGAGTTAGCCGATTTGTTTGCTAAACCGCTACTGCGTGGTGATGAAAAACAAATTAAAAGAGAAGACATAATCAGTGAAGCCGGTGACGTTCTGTGGAACCTCGCTGTGTTGTTAAAGCGTAGTAATATCACATTGTCTGAGGCTGCGGAATACAACATAGAGAAGCTAACAGGGCGTTTAAAGAGAGGAAAAATTAGGGGTGACGGAGGTAATCGTTAATGGATAACTACAGTAAGTTTATAGCGGCCAGTAGATACGCTCGTTGGCAGGACGACAAAGGTAGGCGCGAGACATGGGAAGAAACAGCCCAGCGTTATGTGTCTTATTGGGGTAACAAGATTGGTAACGAAGAAAAGAAAAAGATTACAGACGCTATTATTAACCTTGAAGTAATGCCTTCCATGCGTTGTGTCATGACGGCAGGGCCAGCCTTGGACAGGGACAATGTAGCAGGGTTTAACTGCTCTTATTTGCCCATAGACCACCCTAAAGCTTTTGACGAGTTGATGTATATTCTTATGTGTGGAACAGGCGTAGGCTTCTCTGTGGAGCGTCAGTACGTTGGTAAACTGCCTGTGATTGCTGAAGTACATCACCCAACGGACACTACAATCGTTGTGTCCGACAGTAAAATAGGCTGGGCCAAGGCCATGCGCCAGCTTATTGCTATGCTTTATGCAGGGGAAGTTCCAAAGTGGGACGTCAGTAAGGTCAGGGGAGCCGGGGAACGACTGAAGACCTTTGGTGGCAGAGCCAGCGGCCCTACACCGTTAGTTAATTTGTTTGCATTCACGGTTAAACTATTCACTAACGCTGTGGGTAGAAAACTAAGCAGCCTTGAGTGTCACGACCTATGCTGCAAGATTGCTGAAGTTATTGTTGTTGGCGGTGTTAGACGTAGTGCCTTGATCAGTCTTTCAAACCCTTCTGACGGTAGACTACGAACAGCTAAATCAGGGCAGTGGTGGGAAGACAACGCCCAACGAGCCTTGGCAAACAACAGTGCTTGTTACACGGAAAGACCTTCATTTGATTTCTTCATGGACGAAATGAAGGCGCTGTACGATTCTAAGTCAGGCGAGCGTGGTATATTCAGCCGAATAGCCGCACAAAAGATTGCAGCACAAAACGGTAGACGTGACGCCACCTATGACTTTGGCACTAACCCCTGTTCTGAGATTATCCTACGGCCTAATCAGTTCTGTAACTTGTCTGAAGTTGTTGTCCGTGAAGGTGACACACTGGATACGTTGAAGGAGAAAGTAAGAATAGCGGCTATTCTAGGCACACTACAGGCAACCCTGACTGACTTCAGATACCTACGGTCTGTCTGGAAGAAGAACACGGAAGAAGAAGCATTGCTCGGTGTCAGCCTGACCGGCATTATGGACAGCAAACTAACAAGTTCCAGTAAAGAATTAGATTTTATTTTAAAGGAATTGAAGAATGTCGCTATTGAGACCAACAAACAATGGGCTAAACGACTGGGCATTAATCCAGCGGCTGCTATTACTTGTGTTAAGCCTTCCGGTACTGTTTCTCAGCTTGTTAATAGTGCTAGTGGCATACACCCTCGTTTCAGCCCTTACTACATTAGGACAGTACGTGCTGACTCTAAAGACCCGATGGCTCAGTACATGTACAAAGCAGGATTCCCCTGTGAAATAGACGTAACCAAGGTCAACAGGTCACCCGCTGAAGGCTATTTAAAGCCTACACAGGCTGACATTGATCTAGGTACTACCCTTGTATTCAGTTTCCCTGTAAAGGCCCCCAAAGGTGCTATATGCACTTCTGACATGGGTGCCATGAATCAGTTGGAACTGTGGAAGACATATCAAGATAATTGGTGTGAACATAAACCGTCAATAACGGTATACTACAAGGACGATGAATTCTTTGATATCTGTAGCTGGATGTGGAAGAACTTCAACATGATGAGCGGTATTAGTTTATTGCCTTACAGTGATCATACCTATCAACAGGCACCGTACACTGAATGTACTAAGTCTGAGTACGAGGAAGCATTGAAACTAATGCCTGACTTTGACTGGCAAGCACTGGCAACCTTTGAGTTTGAGGATATGACTACAGGGTCACAGGAGTTAGCTTGTGTTGGTGGTATGTGCGAGATACCATAAAAACTGAGGGGGCGTAAAGCCCCCAATGTTTTACCACTTTTCTTTGTCGGCCCAGTAAGCCGCAGACATCTTACCCTTAGCTATATTAGCCCCATGACGAGCCTTGAATGATGCTCTTTTCTTCTT